CAGAGATTGCATCAGGAACAATATAGCCAACACGATCATTTGGTTCAAGGTTTGCAATGACTCTTGGTACACGAATACTTCCATCTACACTGCTACGTGAAATAGGATCTTGTTTAAACGTAGAAGATGATAAAGATGACATACTCTGGAAACCAGAGTTAGCTGCAATAGAAGGACGTTGTGCAGCACCATCATTACCGCTTTCAATTAAATCTGTTTTAGTTCTAGAAGATAAAAGCGTTGGATTACCAAAGAACTGTAAGTTTTTACGCATTGTGCGCACTAACTCATCATGCAAACAAATCTGACTTGCAAACTGATCAAACTCTCCATTACCTTCCATGGAGAATCCTTTAGGATTATTAAAAATTTCAACACAAGGAATATAACCTAATTCGTTTGGAAATTTATTAGTTTTTCCTGGCATGGTGGTGCCAATATTTTCAAACGACATTTCACCATCAGAATGAGTTTCTTCAATTTCTAATGGCCTGATTGAAAGACGAATATATTTTTTACGGCCAGGTGTTTCTCTCGGCCCATGTGTATTTCCACCTGTTAGTTGGCCCATTTCGATGCCACCTAAACCAACATCTGCCATTCCAGCAGAAGCATTTTGTTTTACTTTATAACTATAAATAATAACAACTTCTTCTAGCTCACCATCTACGTTGTAGTAACTACGATATTCATAGTTACGGAAATAATAAAGACGATAGTTATTTTCAGTAGGTCGAATATAAAACAATCCTTTACCATCACATAAAAAATAATCCCAAATACTATCTAATCGAATATCAAGTTTATTATATTTAGCAACTTTTTTTATAAAGTCACCACGTTGTTGACCAAAGTTATCCTGTGAGGGAAAAAATTCAACACCCTGACGAATGCCAAATAATTTCATTTGAGCAATGTGAGAAGACACAATGCCACTATCTACTTGTGCATCACCATTGCGTTCGATATAAGCGTCAATAATTTCTTTCAGGCGATTATTCGTGTCTGACACTACTTCTTACCCTTTTGTTTATACATCCTAGCAGCCTTGCCAGCCTTCTTAGCTTTATCAGTATTTGCTACAAACTGTTTTCCTTGTTTAGAAGCAGTTTGTTTTTTAGCATCAGTTTTGTCTCGTTCTTCTGGAGACAACTTAGCCCATGCTTTTTTAGGAAGATACCTTTTGGTTGTACCATCAGATTGGATTGCTTTATCTGCCATTATTTTTTACTCATATATTTACCAGCAAGCTTGTCAATTTTTTTAGCTTGACCAGCATGCATTTTGGCACTGCCTTTTAATTGTTTTGAAATCTTTTGTAAATCTTTTTTAGCTTGTTTCATGATTTTTTGTCTTTAGCTTTTTTAGCTGCTGTTGCAGCTTTTTTACCTTTTTCGTATTGGTCTTTAGTCTGCCAATCTTCTTTACCCCATTTCTTAAGATCTTTTTGTTTACTAGATTGACCTCCTTTGTACCCACCTCCTTTCTTTTTATATTCACTAGCAACTAACTGTGCTTTTCTTGCAGACCATTGACCTGCTTTTCCACCTTTAGTTCCAGACATTACGCGTTTCTTGATTGACTCGCGTAGTCCCGGTTTTGTATATTTAGAATCGTCTTGTGCCATTAAACCCTAGGAATTGGAATAAAAGGTGTTTGTTCTTCTCTTTTTTCTTCTCCTCTAAATGGTAAATAAGGACCAAAGCGATAAGGAGATTGTCCACCAGGAATTGCACCATATCCTCCTGGCCTAAATCCACCTGCTAATAATTCAATGGTATTCATATCAGCGCCAGAAAAATAAGGCAAGTTCATCATTCCACCAGGACTTTGCCCTGGAAAATGAGGAAGTTTAAAAACACCACTATTTCCTAAATTAGGATCGCCACCAGAAGGACGAGGCGCACGTCTGCGATATATCTCAAATGGATCTACAACTCTAGGAATTTCATCCAATATCATTGGTGGACTACCTGGATAATGTCCTGGTCCATCAACTAGTGGACCACTATTTGGAAATGTTGGATAATGATTCAGTGGACCACTACCTTGATAAGTTGGATATCCCATTAGAATTGCCTCCTTGTATTTACATTAGACATTCCAGAACCTTTACTTCCTGGAGATGCAAAAGATGCTGAACGTGTATTGCGTGGGACACTAGCTGATTTTACATCTCCCATTGTTTTCATCCGTTCACTTGAATGCCTAGGATCTTCATGTAAAGGCCCTGAATACTCTGTTGTAAATTGAGCGATCGGATAGTCTGGCTCTTCTTTACTAGGCATCATTAAATTAATATAAGCTCCTGCTAATTCCATTAGTACACACTTTTATTAGCAAAACCCGTATTTTGAGCTTGTGCCATATTGCCAAGTGTACGAATAGCGTCTAATTTATCGTATTGATTTATTTGTTTCTGTGGATTAACTGCACTAAAACGATCGAATGGAAGCATAGGCATAAGTGTACCCATTCCACCGCTGTTTCCTATATTAGGATCACCACCGGAATATCTCATGTTTAGCAAAGCGACTCTTATTATTTTACTCTTCTAATTTCGAATTTAATCTTTGTAAAATAATTCCATCGCCTTTTAAATCCCATGTTAATAAATCGCCTGGCTCCCAATACAAAGTTTCTAGAACTTCTTCTGGAATTTGTAATACTAAATCACCATTAGAATCTTCTTCTAATTCAACGTAATAGCTCATCTTTGAAGTAATCTTTCCACAAGTTTATCAAGCTTATCATTTATTTCGCGAAATTCTTGATTCATCTTTTCCATTTCACGTAAAAAATCTTGTTTTAAAACATACTCTAAAGGCATACGATCAATACGATCTTCTAGAGCTCGCATACGACCAAATACTTTACTAACAAACCAACCACCACCAGACACTGCAGCGATTGCTACAACAATTAATTGTTCCATTTTAAAAATCCAATTGAAGTTTTCCTCGTTTCATTAGTCCATTGACTAACCAAACTAAAGCATCTACACAGTCGTCATGTGAACTAACACCAAAATTTGTTAGTTCTTCAAACATTGTTGTGAAGTTTCTGTATCTATTAAATATTATTTTACGATCCTCAAACATTCCCATAATTCCTCTAAATCGTGCAAGTTTGTCTGCACGGAATCCTTTAACTGGATGCCAAATAAGATTGTATAAATTTTCTTGGTTTAAACAAACACGTTTGAAGTCTGCTTCTAAAGAGGCTTGATACTGAACAGCTTCAGACCAGATGTCACAAGTTGAATAAGTAGGGAACCAAATACCATTGTCTTGCTTTCCAATAACAGACCAGTCATATAAAAGCTCTTTCATCGCATCTAATTTTTCTAAATTACCCATAACACGTAGTCTTCGGTAATCAATAATATGAATTTTATCTCCTATTCGACCACCTAAAACCATAACCGTATAATCATTTTTTTCTTTTGTTCCAGCTGATAAATCAACTCCTACTCCTAAACAATCAAATTCAGTTGCAATTTCTGCTTTAACTAAAAGTTCTGGTGCCAAAGATAATTCATTTTGTCTGACAATTTGATTCATATATTGAAATGAAAAGGCAATAGGAGCTTGTCTTTTCTTTTCTTTCAGATAATCTAAAGACCACATGTCTGGCCAATATGACTCTTCATCGCCTGTCTCCTCGTTATTTAAGATCGCTGATAGGACGATCTGCATCCAATTATTATTTGGACAGAACGTTGTCGAATGAATATCATCATGACGGAATCGTGTACCCAAACAAATCGCACGGCCCCCTTCAAACATGGTTGGAGCAATCACCGCATTCCAATTATCTTCCATCATCTTTCGAATATCAGGGTTACCGATATCAGCAGCAGACTTCACAGGGTCATCAATAATAACTAATTGTGAACGCTTAGAAGTCACAGATCCTTTGAGACCTGCTGCACACAATGTAAATTGTTCTTCACCTGTTGTATCTATACCAGCAAATTTATGATCAATTGACCAATATTCATTACTGGTTACATTTTTAAGTAGTTTGACTTTAGGGAAAACTTCTTGATATCGTTTAGATTCAATTATGCGTTTAATTGTTGCTGATTTAGATCTAGCAATATCAACTGTATAACTTAGATAAAGAATTTGTAGAGGCTTTCCAGCTTGCGTATGTATGCCAATAGCCCATGCTGTAAATAAACCCAACACAGTTGATTTGGCTGATCCTCTAGGGCCAAGTAAATCAATATTTGGTCCAGCAATTTTAGTCAGACAAGAACTATCTTGATTAGTAACAAGTTGTCTATGCCATTCTTTATGGTGTTCTGCTGGCGGCTTGTCTGCTACATATTCACAAAAGAACCCAAAATCATCTCTTGCTTTTTTTAAAAGATGTTCATCTTTACCTTTACGTACACGATGGTTTTTAGCCGCTGCTTGCGCATTGCGACGATACGCTAAATGTAAATGAGACGGCACTATTTCTTGGCTTTATCTTTCTGAAGCTTAGCAGCTTTTGCAGCCTTAAGTCCTTTTTCAGCTGATTCCTTGGCTTTGTCTCCCTTGTCTTCTTTCGACTCCGGGTTGTTCTTCTCGTTCTTCTTCTTGAAGTGCTCCAGGAGCTGAGGCGGCATTTTGTTCTTGGCCATTATTTAAATATTTACCAGCAATAGGTAATCCAGTTTCTGTATCTATATTAGGTTTACTAGATCCTGAGTTTCCAAGAACTTCTTGTAAAGACATATGTCCAGGTGACATTTTGCGATTGCGATTTAATTCACTGACCATTTCTCCAGCACTTCTGGAGGTGAATTGCATCGGTTGTTCTTCTTGCATGATTAATCTTCTTCGTATTGAATCCTAGCCCAAACACTCATTGAAGCTTCATGTAATGGTCCTTCG